CAGCTTTTGCTGGTCCATATGTTAATATCGAAGCAAATGGTTCTTATCCTGATGGTGCTTATTCATCTGGAAACTTAGAACTTCAAATTGGATATGAAAAAACAACAGAGAGTGGTCTTTCATGGTATGTTAGTGGTGGTCCTACTGTTCAGCACACTGAATCTGCTGATGAGTTTGGCGACGTAGAACTAGCAGGTTACCTTGGAGCATCTAAAGGTATAGGTAATAAAGTTTCTTTATATGGAGAACTTTATGGTGCTACAAACCAAGATGACGTAGACGTTGCAGGTAAAGTTGGAACACGTTTTACTTTCTAAATAAAACTGTTCGAGATGGATCGAATATGAGGGGTGCTTGACACCCCTCTTTTTTATTGCTAGTATAGACATGCCTTATTATAGATAAAATTAAAAGAACTATTTTCACCATATGTTGAAGAACATAACCGTATACTCCAAGGATGATTGTCCTTATTGCCAAAAAGTTTGTGATTTATTTGACGCTCTTAAAGCATCTTATGTTGTATACAAACTAAACGATCACTTCAATAAGAAAGAATTTTACAATGAGTTCGGTGAAGGTTCAACTTTCCCACAAGTTACTATGGGAACACTTAAACTTGGTGGGTCTAAAGAAACAGTTACTTATTTAAAAGAAAATGGATTGGTATGAAGATGAATTCTATCCATTGGTAGAACGTGCCATCGAAGAATCATTTGAAGGTAGATTCTTATTCAACTGCTACCTTTATCTTAAAGCAAATAAAGCAACTAAACCACAAATTAGAAAGTTTTGTGCAAGTTCAACTGCAGAAGAGTTGAGTCAAACATCTTTAGAGTTAGAGATGTATATCAAGGGAGGTGATACAACACTTCGTGAAGCTTACGGTCACATACCCAAACCACAAGCACGTAAGATTAGAAATTATCTTTATGGAATTTTAGAGGATGCATGGAAGTATGAACTCGAAAGAAAACCAGGACGAAAACCGAAACCCAAAACAAAAGCAAGAAGAAAAGTCGCCACTAAATAAAGGTGATGAGTTCATGCTACGTAGGAGGTTAGGCAAGGAACCCGAACCAAAAGATAACCCAACTATAGTTTTAAATGGAGGTAAAGCCATGGATATGGCAGTTGTTCTTACCCTGTCCACTCTGATGGTAATCGGTGGGACAATTATTGGATTTATTATTGGATGGTTTGCAAATAATTATTATTTAAATTATCTAGAAGTTATCTCAGGTGAAGATGATACCGAAGAAACTGTTAAACTTACAGCACATCCAGAGATGATGGATGAGCATGGTAATCCTATACCATTTCAAATTGCTAAATTAATCAGCGTCGAATTTGATGAGAAGGATGCATTCTCACGTGACCCCTTTACAGATTCAGACGATTGATATATAATATTACTATTGACGTACAACTATGAAACTTTTGATTTCTGAAATTATTAAGAAGGCATCTAATGCCAAAACTAAAGCAGAGAAAATTAAAATACTACAAGAGAACAATAGTCAAGCACTACGTTCAGTTCTTAAGTGGAATTTTGAACCAAAGATAATCTCTGATGTACCAGAGGGTGATGTTCCTTTCAAAAGAAATGATGCACCCATAGGTACAGAACATACTATGCTTGAAAGAGAAGGTAAAAATTTATGGAGATTTATCAAAGGTGCTAACTCTCTTAGCAGATTTAAACGTGAGCAATTGTTCATACAAATGCTAGAGGGTCTTCATGAAAGTGAAGCAGACATAATATGTTTGGTAAAGGATAAGCAATTGCATAAGAAGTATAGAATTACTAAAGCGGTTGTTACTTCAGCGTTTCCTTCTATACAATGGTCAGAATGACAACAGAAACTCCAACTAAATCTAGAATAACATTCACTTCAGAAGAACAATCAGATTATCAAATAAAAGTGTTCAAGAGTGATATTCTAGAAAAAGATATTGACAAGACAAAGTATCCACAAGGAACTACTCTTGTCATTTATAGTATTGGCGAAGAAATTATTAATGATCTTGTACTTTCTCAAAAGTCAGTACATATATTTGATGCCTACTATGATAAACTCAGAACATTGGGTGGTAAACTATTGCACTTAAACAATTGGTATGGTACAATTAATCCAAAGTTATGGGATCAACCTAAACCTAAACCATCAAAGAAAAGAAAATGATTGATGATCTAGAAATTAAAAGTAGAGAGGTATGTATGACCTCATTGTCTCACAATGCTATCGAATTTGACAATAAAGCATATACTTTTTGTCAAAAAGCAATTGAAGTTGGTGACATCAAATGGGATACTTCCGAGGAAGATATTCAAACGATGTATGGTTACTATAAAGACAAAGGATTTATTTAATCTATGGTAAAACTTATTAGTATTACTCCTGACGCTGAAAAGACAATGGGATTCATCGCTAGGGTATCAAACCCTAAGAACCAAGACAACCCAAATGTATCAGGACTTTTGAAGTATTGTATTAAACATGGGCATTGGTCTGTGTTTGAGCAAGCACATATGACTCTAGAAATAGAGACAACCAGAGGTCTTGGAGCACAAATTTTAAGACACAGATCATTTACTTTCCAAGAATTTAGTCAAAGGTATGCTGACACCAATTTACTTGGTGCCATACCTGTACCAGATTTAAGGAGACAAGACAAAACTAATAGACAAAATTCTATCAATGATATCCCCAAAGAAAAGAAGGAGAATCTCCAAAAGAACATTGCTCGTTACTTCGCTGAAGGAATTGATCTTTATAACGAACTCATCCGTGAGGGCATTGCGAAGGAATGTGCGAGGTTTGTTCTCCCTTTAGCAACACCAACTAAAATATACATGACTGGTAGTATAAGGTCATGGATACATTACATAGAACTACGCTCTGCTCATGGTACTCAAAAAGAACACATGGATATAGTAGAAGAATGTAGGACTGTATTTAAAGAAAATTTACCTGTAGTATCAGAGGCATTATCATGGTAACTGACTTTGCAAAACAAATAAAAGTGGGAACAAAGAAATCTCACTCAATGGCAGAAAATACCTCATTCGTTACATCCTTTCTGAGAGGGGTTGTAAGCAAGGAAAGTTATCGAACCTTAGTTTCTAACCTGTACTTTGTTTACTCTGCCTTAGAGGACGTTGCAACACACTTAAAGGATGATCCTACAGTAAGTCCTATATTGTTTGATGAATTAAATCGTCATAAACCATTAGCAGAAGATTTAGATTTCTTCTATGGAGAGAGTTGGCATAAGGAAATATATCCTAGTGATGCTACTAAGGTTTATATTGATAGGATTAGAGAGGTAGGTCGTACAGAACCACATTTATTTGTAGGACATCATTACACACGATACATGGGTGACTTATCTGGTGGACAAATACTAAAAGGTATTGCACAGAAATCATTGAAATTAGGTGACGAAGCATTTAACTTCTATAATTTTAAAGATATAGAAAGTTCAGTTAAATTTAAAAATAACTACAGAGAAACATTAAATAACTTACCCTTGTCACAATCCCAAGTTGATGGTATAATAACTGAAGCAAATTATGCTTTTAGATTAAACATGTATATGTTTGAAGAGTTAGTAGGTGATGCACCTAAAACTGTTCTTCAAATTATATTTGGTATTCTACAAGACATACTTGCTGAAATGATAGTATCTAAGAGGTTTAGGTAATGCCTACTTATGAATTTAGAAATAAAGAGACAGGAGAGATCACCGAAAAACGGATGTCCTTTACTGTTCTCGATAAATATAAGGAGGATAACCCTCACTTAGAACAGTATCATTCCAGTTATCCTGGTTTAGTTGCTGATGCTCACGTAAGAGATAAGAGACCAGATGGTTTCAAAGATGTTCTTAAGAGTATCAAGAAAGCAAATCCTGGTTCAACAATCGACACCAATTTCACTAGTAACATTTAAATGCCACGTAAAAAGAAAACTTCTGATTTTGATTTCGTAAACAGTTCCCCTAAGAAGATGAGACGTAAGAAACCTATTAATACAGAACAACTTACAGACATAAAACCTCTGACAGATAATCAGAAGTTAGTTTTTGATGCTTACGAACAAAATAAGAACCTATTTTTGTATGGTTGTGCAGGTACAGGTAAAACATTTATTGCAATGTACCTAGCATTAAAAGAAATCTTATCTAATAGGACATCGTATGAAAAATTATACATCGTACGTTCTCTTGTTCCTACTAGAGAAATAGGTTTCTTACCAGGTGATCACGAAGACAAGGCACATCTATATCAAATACCTTACCAGAACATGGCAAAGTATATGTTCAAGATGCCTGATGATCCTGCCTTTGAAATGTTATACGATAATTTAAAGGCACAAGAAACAATTTCTTTTTGGAGTACATCATTCTTACGTGGTACAACTTTAGATAATGCTATTGTACTTGTTGATGAGTGTCAGAATTTAAACTTTCATGAGTTAGATTCAATCATGACTCGTGTTGGTAATGATTCTAAAATTATATTTGCAGGTGATATAGCACAGACAGATCTAGTTAAGACCAATGAAAAGAATGGTATACTTGACTTCATGAAAATACTTGAAGTCATGGATGAGTTTGCTAACATTGAATTCGATGTTAATGACATAGTTAGAAGTGGATTAATTAGAAACTACATTATTACTAAGTTACAAATGGGTCTCTAATGTTTAATCATTTAATTATGGAGATGTCTTTAGAAGACATCAGTGCAACTACTGTCAAAGGTAAGAGAGTATATGAGATAGGAGATCAAAAGTATCCATCTATTTCTACTATTTGTTCTTACAGAAAAAGAAAATCCATTGCTGAATGGAGAGAAAGAGTTGGTGCTGAAGAAGCAAACAAGATTTCTAAACGTGCTACTACTGCAGGTACTACAGTTCATAGTATGATTGAAGATTATCTTAACAATGAACTAGACCTTGAAAAGTATGATGGTAAACATCTTGCTAAGATACTTTTCACGCAAGCAAAACCAATGCTTGCACGGATAAACAACATTCACTTTCAAGAAGCACCACTATACAGTCATGAGTTTGCAATAGCAGGTAGAGTTGACTGTATAGCAGAGTTTGATGGTAAGTTATCAATCATCGACTTCAAGACATCCTCTAAAGAAAAGAAAGAGGAATGGGTTGAAGGATACTTTGTTCAAGAGACAGGTTATGCTAAAATGTATGAGGAAAGATCTGGTATTAAAGTCGAACAGATCGTTACTCTTATAACTTGTCAAACTGGAGACACACAGGTCTTTGTAAAGAATCCTGATGATTACGTGCCTCTATTGAAAGATTATATCAGGGAGTATAAAGATGCCCAGTAAATCTAAAAACATTAATGAATTAATTGACGACACTTTTATGGACAAGAACAAATTCTCTATGACTATTGAAAATATAGTAAAAGATAGTAATAGATCCTTGAGTTATATTGATGCCATCGTTGATTTCTGTGAGTCCAAAGACATAGAGGTTGACACAGTTACTAAATTGATAGCACCTACTTTAAAGGAAAAGATTAAAGCAGAAGCAATCAAATTAAATTTTATAAAGAAAACTTCTAAAGCAGTATTGCCCATATGAGTGCCTTCGATTGTTACATAATCTACTTGGCAATAAAAGCACATTTCTCTAGAAAAGGATACGATTACTTTAAATACAATGGTCGTACAAAAGCATCTGTAGAAAATTTTAACGAAAGAACAGACAAATATTTCTTTGAGAAACTCGCTAACAAATATAATAAACAAGAATTAGAATCATACTTTGTATCTAACTTCTTATCTAACTCTAACCTATGGGTAGGAGAAATGAATGATAAGAACTTCTTTGATTGGAAGAAAAAGATGCAGAGTATTTCTTATTTGTATGAGAATGATTTAAAAACTATCATTGATAGATGTGGTAGTTTAAATAATGCAATGAAATGTAGAAACTTCACACACTCTACAGTAATTAAATTATATCTTGGTGATCATATCATGCCAGAAACTATGGTTCTGTTAAATAGAATTACAGGTTTTATAGAAAGATATGATACACTACTAAGTGATTCTATTTGGAAGAAGATATCAAACCTCTTGCAAAAATATGATCCATTTGTTATAGTGGATTATAATAAAATTAAATCTATTACAATAGGAAATTTATGAGCAGATTATTTGATTCAGAAATAGTTCAAAAAGAAATGGATGAAATGACTGAAACTTATACGGACTTGATGATGAAAGTTCCATACTTTGCTGTCATGAATAGAGAGCAAAGAGAAGAAGTAATAAATGATATAGAAAAATTATGTGATAAACAAGAGATCCTATATAGTAGGGCAACACTTATGAATGATGAAGACAGTGAGAAACTTAAACAAAACTTTAAAAATGCTGCCATGGACTTGGGTATACCAGAGGAGATGGTAGGTCTTTCAATTTTTAAAGAAGCGAGAAAAGTGTGTCAAACCATGAGAGATAATCTTGACAAACTCTTATGAATACTGTATAATACAGACAATCCTACAATACAACTAATACGGAGAATACGCATGTCATTTGCTGCATTAAAAAAGCAAGGTTCTTTGCTTGATAAACTCAACAAAGAAATTAATAAGACCGAGGTAACTTCTGGTTTTATAGATGACCGTCTTTGGAAACCACAGATGGGCAAAGAGGGAATCGGTAGTGCTGTCATCAGGTTTCTACCACCTGCTAAAGGTAATGAATTACCTTGGGCAAAGGTATGGAGTCATGCATTCCAAGGACCAGGTGGATGGTACATTGAAAACTCATTAACTACAATAGGACAGAACGATCCTGTTGGTGAATTAAATAGATCTTTATGGAACAGTGGGTTAGATTCAGATAAAGAAATAGCACGCAAACAAAAACGTAAGTTATCATACTACAGCAACATCTATGTTATCAAAGATGCTGCATCTCCAGAGAATGAAGGAAGAGTATTCCTTTATAAGTATGGTAAAAAGATACATGATAAGATTATTGCAGCAATGCAACCAGAGTTTGAAGGTGAAACACCAATCAATCCTTTTGATTTCTGGCAAGGTGCTGACTTTAATTTAAGAATTAAAAAAGTTGCAGGTTACTGGAACTATGATAGTTCTACTTTCGGTAATGTCTCTCAACTAGGTGGATTTGATGATACTAAACTAGAACAGATTTATGATCAGATTCATGATCTTAATGAGTTTACAGGTGCTTCTAACTTCAAGACATATAATGAACTTAAGACAAGATTAGATCTAGTTCTTAAGGGTACTAATCCTAGACGTATAGACGAAGAGGAATTAGAAAATGAAGTTGCTGCCACGTTGGAATCGAAACCAACACCAGTAGAAACTACACCATCATCAGTCAACACGGACGACGATGCATTTAGTTACTTCGATCAATTAGCAAACGAAGAATTCTAAAACAAAAAGACCTCTACATATCGTAGGGGTCTTTTTTATTGCCATGAAATATCTTACTCACCCACTAACCGTATGTAATCTTATACTATTTGGATCACTTTGATTGGTACAATTAGTTCATACTAATGCACATCATAAAATGGAGATAGAT